TTTGAACGAGTTGATAGCCATTTACGTTACCGCGCTGGTGCCACGCAAAGCAGCTTCCATGTTAGCCAAGACCGGCGCGTCCTTGTGCCCGCAGGGCTTGTAGACGATGTGCTGCACAAGAAACACCGGCTCATTGCACTGAGCGCACAAATACTTGGGCAACTCGCCCTTGGCAAGATTGGGCTGGTCCATTCAAGTCTCCGTGACGGTCAGAGCCGAAGCATTGAACTGCGGTTGAATGCCTGACGCAACCGCCAGCGAACTGTTCAACGCGCCAGCGTACAGCACGTTACCCGCACCACTCGCAGCCGTCCCAATCGCCACATACGTCAGTGTAGCGCCCGTGGCACCGCACTGAGGGAACTGGATCAGCGCAGCATTCACTGCCGTGTTGGTTGAAACCGTCCATCCACTCGACGTTCGCACAACCGCGATCCGGGTGTAGTTGGTGTACGAAGTCTCGTTGGTGGTCTGGTTGTTGCCCGTGCCAGGATCCGCCGTATACAAGCCAACGTACAGATTGGTGTACGGCGACGAGGAGGCGTTGTCCGCCATGTTTGCCCAAGCCGTCGCATTGAAGATAAGCTTGAGCAGGTTGTTGCAAGTGGTTATTGACTTTGCCATCGGTTACCTCTACACATGGCTGAGATCTTGAAACTCTGAATACGTCAGAGTTAAACGGTTGGCCCACGCAGACGCATAGGTCGTGTAAGCAGGGTTGGTAGACACGTTAGCCCACAGCATCACACCCGTTGAGGTGCTGAACTTCTGTATGAGCCATGTGTTTACGTTGCTCACCTTGCCCAGGTACAAGGGGTCACCATCAACAAAATTGTTGAGGTAGTAGGCCTGTACTGGGTAGGACTGGGTTACCCCGCTGACCGACACGGCTTACCCCAGCTTTGCCTTCAGCGCTTCAAGAGCCTTTTCTGCCTTTGACTGCCGGTCTTCCATCGCCTTGGCTTCGCTAGCCATCTTGCTCAGCGCTGCATCATGCTCAGCCTGAGCACTCGAGAGCTTGGCTGCATAGTCAGACTCAATGCTGCTGAGCTTCGCCGCGGCCTGCGATACCTGCTTGTTGACTTCGTCCAGGAGTTCCTGAGCAGACGTCATGGCAGCATCAGCAGCATCTTTGGCCTTCAGCCGCTCGTCAGCGATGCTGTTCAAGATTTGAACCTTCTGCGCCTTTGCACTCTCAAGTTCCGCATTCGCAGCAGCAATCCGCTTGTCCGCCTCTTCGTAGACGGCATCAACTTCTTGCTTGGCCTTGTCCAGCGCCCTACCCTGCGCCGCAATGGCTCGAGCCAGATCGTCCTGCTTGGCAGAAGCATCAATCACTGCAGGGATGCTTTCAAGCACCGGCCCCCACAGATCTTGAAACTTACGCAACGCTCCAATATCGACAGCCATGGTTTACCCCTAGATACCGGCTTGAATCACTGTCATGGTCGCCGTGCCGCTTGTCCAAGCAGTCACATTGAGCCTGACAGCAGTTATCGGAAAAGCATAGTTCCCGTCCAATGACGCTGTTTTAGCAGACAAACTGGTGTTTGGATACCAGACAGCAGTAGCAGGACTGAAGTTTGACGCCCACACATCGTCAAAGGTGTGCTGTACGGTGTAAGTCAGGGTCGCCCCGCCAGTTACAGCTACTCCTATGCCGACGCTGAACGGGTCAACATTTACGTCTAAAGGAATCGGATTAGAAACTGTTTGCGAAGAAACCGAGACTCTTACAGGACGCATAGACGCCTCCTAATGTATCAAAACTGAAGCGAGGGCCGAAGCCCCCGCTTGTCTAGCAGACCTTCCCACCCTTCTTGAACGTACCAGATAGCTGGTTGATCGAGACTGGTGTAGAAGGCGGCTTCTTGGGCATCGCTACGGGACGGCCAGTGTCAACTGCGCCCCCCGTAGCATAGGCTTTTTTTGCGGCACCACCTTTCATGTAGCCGCCAGCGTTGCTCTTGCGAACATCGCCCGTGGAGGTGCCGGTCACCCCCGGCTTGGCCGAGGACACGTTGCCCTCCACCCCGCCGCCCTTGGCGTAACACGCCGCGCCGCCCTTCTTGAAGCCGCCCTGGCCCATAACCACTCCCCCGGTCTTCAGCCCCTTGTGGGCCTTGGATGCGGGCTTGTCGGCGTGCTTGCTCAGCTTCTCGTCAACTCCCTTGATGGCCTTCATTTCGGCTTTATGCATCGCGGGAGTTTCAGCGCTGCCGCCCTTCTTCATCATGGGACGACCCATCGCGGGTCGCGCCATTGGAGCGGGGGGCATAGGACGCGCCATGGGGCGTGCCATAGGCGAGAAGCCGGACTCGGCGCCGTCCTTCATGAGCCGTTCACGGGTGGCCGAGCCGCCCTTCTTCAACTTCAGAATGACTGACGGCTCGGTGGTCTCCATCTTCACCATCGGCTTAAATTGGCCCATATCGAACCTCCTTAAACTTTCTGGGCGTAAACCACTGTGCAGCGGTAAACACCTTGGGTGGTAGAAACGGTTCCGTTGGGGTCAACCGTGAACGCCAGCGTAGTGCTGGTAATGTCACGCATGGCTTCCAACTGAGCCGCAGTGAACGACAAAGAAGCACGGCCACCAGAGATGACGTTGGTGGACGACAGGTATTGCGTGCCAGCAGCAGCAGTGCCAATCGTGATAGGAACGGTCGTCGCCGTGCCACCACCAACCACCGGAGTGGTCGTGCAATCAATGAAGAAGTTCAGGATCTGCGAATCGATTGGGAGCGTCAGCGTGCTGGTGACAGCAGAACCATCGGCGAGGGTAGTCACCGTGGTCGTCTGAGTCAGCACCATGAAGCCACCGTCAACCGAGTCCGTCAGAGTGTCGGAACCGGCGCGAACAGTGCTACCAAAATACGTTTGTGCCATCGTCTTTCTCCTTGAAGGAGAGGGAGCCGAAGCCCCCTCTGAGATTTAGACGCCCGGCGTGCCGTACATCGCCCGAGGATCGGTGAAACCCACGTCGTAACGCTCGGTGGCCTTGTAGCGCATCGAATCGGTCTCGAAGTCGCCTTCCATGGTCTTCTCCAGAGCGCGGCGCATCAAGAGCTTCATTCCCTCGGGAGCGTCGGTCTGAACCCACCAGGCGTTGGCGTTGGTCAAACGAGACAGAACGGTAGCGCCTTCGTCCAGCAAGCCGATCGACTTGATCGGGTTGATGTCGTTGTTGGCGTTACCGGCGCGGAGCACCGACTTCAACAACACTTCGGCTTGGAAGACGTTGCCCGGGGCCACCACCAGTTGGCGGGGCACCAGACGGATCTTCTTGCCGTTGTTGTCCACAGCCTGGCGGATCTGGATGAGCATCTGCTCAAGCGAGGTCTGCGACAGGTTAGCTGCGGTCGTCAGCAGGTTGGAGAACGTACCGTTGACGATCGGGTGCGAAGCCGAGTTCAGCTGCACGCCGTCGCCACCGGGGTACGACGAGTTGAAGGCGCGGTTCAGCACGTTGGCCGACAGCGTCTCTTTCGTCTCGATCAGCGACTGCGCCAAGTGCTTGGCGTAGGTCTGACCGATACGAATGTGATCGCCGTCCTCGACCAGTACCTTGGTCAACGCGAAGGCCAGGCCATACACGTTGTACACGTAGCGCTTCAGGAACAGCACACCACCCTGCTGGTACGAAACCGGAGTGCCATCAGGCAACTGCGGAGCCGCGCCAAAGCCGTACAGAACCGGCTCTTCGTGGTAGTTGCGGGGGATACCCTGCTCTTCGCGGAACACGCGGCTCCACTCGTCCTTGCGTTGGTCGTAGACCCCGTCAAAGACTTCGTTCAGGATAGGCTCAACGACTGACCTAAAGTCAGTACTGCGCATCGGAGCGGCCATGGTTCACTCCCTCCTTATTAAACAGCCGTACCAGCAACACCGGCGAATTGGAATTCGGCGATGGTTGCACGGACGATTACGTAAGTGTCTCCCCAAGCATTGTCGGGGTACGGGGCAATGTCAATGATGCGCATTTGCGCAGTGTTGGGCGAAGCCACCAACGTGGTTGACAGCGTTGCAGCAGACAGGCCAGTGGTCGTAGAACCAGCAGTCGTGTTGCTCAGATCAGCTTCGGCACCAATCGAGGTCTGAGCCAGCGTGCCGTCAGCCTGGATTTCATACACGATGTTGGCATCGCTGTAGAAATAGGCAACGACAGAGCCGACTTGGAACGACTCGTTCGCAGGCCAGTAGTTAGACACACGCCGACGGCCAGTCGAGTCAGTCCACTCAACACCCGCAAAGGCGCCAAGGAACGCATCGCCAGCAGCGGCAACCACGATATAGCCGCCAGTGTCCATCTTGACGGGCTGACCCTTCAGGATAGTCGTGGCATAGCCAGCAGAGACGTTGCCGCTCGTAGAGACAGCTTGAATACCGTTAGCCAGCGCTTGAGCGCGATCCAGACCAGAGGGATGGAAAGCGGGGCGCAGGCCGAACGGAGCATTTGTAGAAGACATGGTCTTACTCCAAAGTCAGGTTCGATTTCCCGTCACTGGAATACAGGTACGGGCATGGGTTTGTCAAGGTCACTAATGCCTTCACCTTCGATCGTGCCAAGACGCCTGCCGTTGCTGTCGCGTGCCCCTTGAATGTTCTCAACCTGGACGCGGATCTTGTCCGCTTCCTCCTGGGGAGCATAGTGATGCAGCTCCTCCATCAGTTGCTGGTAGATATCCAAAGGAAGCTTGTAGAGCAGCATTTCGTTGCAAGCTACGAATCCAGTATGTTCTCCGGCTTTCACTTTGTAGTTTTCAAAGCCAGGTACTTCTTCAATCTTGACCGGCTCATAACCCATCCGCATGCGTTTATGGATAGGGTCGTAGCCGTTGGTGGTCGAAAGCCAGCACAGGTGATACCCGGGAATGTCCGGGGGTTTCGGAAGAGATTCTTGAATCCACTCCGTACGGAACATCCTACGACGCTCCTGCGCGCTCGCCAGCTCATCTGATGCCGGAGCGCGGCGACTGTCCTGCGTTGCGCGGGACTCGCGACCACCGGCGGTAAGATCTTTCTTGAGACGTTCGTCACTCATTTGGGTTCCTTCGCCCCTGCGTTCGCAAGGGCTGGGTTGATTGAAATTTTAGCTCGTTTTTTCGGGAGTTTAGCGTGCGCCCGTCATACGGTCGTACTCGGCGTAGCGGCGGATCATTTTCTGCCGCTCCACCGGGTTGTCCCACTTGCCCGCCTCCTTAATCGCCTTTACCCGGTCGGGGTTGAGGCGGTACTCGCCGGGGCGGGAAGTGGGCGCGGACTCGCGACCCGAGCCCGTGACCGGCGCACGCGGGCGCGACGTGCGGCCCGGCTCAGCGCGGCCCTTGTACTGGTGGGGCAGGTACTGCGACAACCGAGTGTCCAGCTCTTGCCAGTAGTCCTCGGAGGTCGGGTCCCAACCCTCTTCAACAAGTTCTTCGTCGATCTTGATGGCGATCTTCGAATCGGTGTTCTTGCCGTTGGGGTCGTACCAATCGTTGCGCGCCATCCAGTCGCTGGCCAATTTTTTCAGCCGAGGGTCCGGTGCTTTAGGCACTGCAGACTGCGTGGGTTCGGCGCTGGCCTTGCGCTTCAACGCCTCCAACGACTCCAAGTTGCGCCTCGCCTCGTACCACGACTCCTGCGCTTCGACCAGCGCCTGCCCGTCGCTCTTCTTGGTCGCTTCGGCCACCTTCATCTTGGCGTACTGCATACGCAGGTGGCCGTCCTCGATGGCTTTGTCCAACCGGGCCACGTCGGCTCCGGCGGTGCGTTTTTCCAACACTGCCAACCGCTCCGCCATCTGCTCGTTCTGGCGCTTCAGCGTGTTGATCAGATGGTTCGACTCTTTGGCCTTCTCGCGATGCAACTGCTTCTTCAGTTTGCGTTCCTCGCGTCGGGCTTCACGAATAGCTTCACGGTTCGGATCATTATCCAAGCCGTCATCCGCTTCGTTATCGTCGGCTACAGACGCTGCGGGGCGGTCGTCGCCCGCGTCATCGTCAACGGCGTTGGGCAGCTCGTCAGCGGGCATCTGCACCACTGCCGACCCGTCCACGTCCTCAGAAATCTGCAGCTCTGCTTTCTCAGTGCTTTTCATAGGAAGGCCTTCACTTTCAAGGGGTCACCTGTCACCTTGGCGATGACTTCATGGTCGTTGAAGATGGAGAACAGGGCCACTTCGCCCAAGTCCTTGTCACCGAAGGGAACTTCCCACCGGTCACCGCCCCACTTGGGCATACGGACGTAGTCGCCCACGTTGACCCAGTTGCCCTCGGGCCACGGTTCCAACGAGTCTCGCTTCTTGAAAGCCAACGGCCCGATAGCGATAACTTTCGCCACCTGGTTGTTCCACTTCTCGGTTTCTTTGGTTTCCTCAACCAATACGATGCCCGAGCTGGTGACCGTTTTCTTGGTCTGGCGCCACTGCACCAAAATGCGCCCACCCACAGGTAGGGCTCCCGGGTCTACAGCAGGAAATGCTTCCCGCAACGCTGCTTCGTTCGAAGCGTCCCGCGTGTTATCGCTCATTACTTTCCTCTTCTCTAAGAAGGTCGTTCAAGATTTCCAGAGCTCGTGCGAGCCCTTGGTGCTGACCCACCAACCGTTGGTAGGCTTCATGGGTGGCTGCGTTACCAGACACCAATGATTCGGCTATGCGCTGCTGATCGGCTTTCACCGCACCTATGAAATCGCTGACGTAGCGCATAGCGTGTTTGGTTACTTGGCGTTCTGAACGCCCTTGCCCTGCTGGTTGGCGGGCAGCGGATCGCCTTGCGCCAGTCGCTTGTGCTGGGGAACGTCCTGGCCCTTCTGGGCGGCGTCATTGCCCTTGGCGGGCAGCTTGCTGTCGTCTTTAGCCATGGTGGTCATGCTCCTAGTTTACCTTGCGCTGATTGAAGTGCGGTCAGCGCGGTCCGCTGTTGCTCTTGCTGAACGCGTGCGGCGTCCTCTGACATCTGCTGGGAGTGCATACGCTCCTCGGTCAGGTTGTCCACGGCGTTCAGCGCCACCTTGATCTGCTGATCACGGGTCTTGATAATGTTGTCGGCGCGGTCCTTGGCGGTTTTCAGCGCAATGTCCGCTTGGTCACGCTGGGCCTTGCGTGCTGTTTCGGCCTTTGCCGCCTCAAGCAGTGCGCGATCGCCCGGCTCCATGGGCGGTTCGGGCTTAAACTGCGCTGCCATCTGCGCCATTTGCTGCAAAACGGGCATTAGACGCTCGAAAACCTTCTGCGAGTCGAGATTTGTATGCTGCGAGGCCAGCCCAAACAGTTTGTCTACCTGCGAAGTGATGGCCGGAGTGTCGTAATCCTCAATCGGGTGGCCCAACGCCCCCTCAACGTACTGCTTCATGTGGTTCGAGTACCACAAAACCAAGTGCTGCTTCACGTGCTCAAGCGCATTACGTGTAAATTGCGGTGCGATCAGCGGATTTCCACCGTAAATGGGGTTCTGCGCGTAGTCCAAGTGCACTTGCAAGTGCGCCAAGTGATTCTGATGCGGGTAAGCGAACGCCGCCCGACCCAGCGACATAGCTACGTTCTCTTCGGCCGCGTTCAGCTCGTTCGGCTCGGGGTCGTTGACCATCAGCTCCTTCGTGTCGGGCACCTTGAGTTGCTTCAAAGTGCGGCGCACGATGGCTCGCGGGTCCATGACCCCAGGGTATTGCTTGTCCAGAGCGATGATCGCCTGGGCCTGCGCCATGCGCTGCGTTTCGGAGAAGATGTGCGGGTCGGAGACGGGGATGATGTCGGTGGCGGTGGCGAAGTCAGATCGCTCAACGTCCAGGTCCTTCACCACTTCGCCCCGGACCTGCTCGTCCAAGTACCACCGGTTCAACCGGTTCAGAATGCGCAACACTCGCGCTTGGCTGGCGTGCAAACGAGCGTGAATGGCGCTGAACACCGCCGCGCCTTGCTCAATCAGCGCCTGCGTGGTGCCCACCGGAGCTTGCGCGTTCACATCAGCGATCTTTTCCTCGCTAGTGGTCACTACGCCCTTCGCCGCGTCGGTCAAAAAGCCGAGCAGCTGCAGCAACACAGGCGACGGGGGGTTGAACGGCATGGGCATGGCGATCTTGCGAACATCGTCCACGCCCGGTGCGCCCTCAATCTCCGTGATCTGCGTAATCTCCACGTTCTGCGATTGGCCGCTGATCTTCGCACCCTTCAACTTCAGCATCGTGGCCGAGTTGTTGATGTGAGCAGTGTCCAGCAGTGCGCGCAGTGAACCGGTCAGTGCTGCGGTCAACCCGCCGATCAGATGCGGGAAGCCGATAGCGTACGCCCCGCGCCACGGAATGAACTTGAACTCGACCACCCAGTCGAGCTTGGTCATCGTCTCGTCGGCTTCTTCCCAGTTGCGGTACAACCCCACCACTTCCGAGTCAAGCTCGTCAATCATCAGAACGTACGGAGCCAGCTCACCCTTGGTAATTGGGTCGTCATCCAACTCCATCCACGTGTAGATGTGGTAGACGCGCCGGGTGCCGTCGATGTTTTCGTCCGACTTGCGCCCTTCAATCCGATTGTTGGCCTTCTCGGCGTGTGTCGGCTCGGGCTCCATGGAGGCCCGCACAATTGACACGTCGCGGTACAACCCGGAGTTGATGCGCCGGTCAAACTCCATCTGCGTGATGTCTTGCTGCTCGGTGGCGCGCTGCGCAGTGTAGAAGTTCGCCGCCGAGAACGGCAGCAAGATGTTGTCGATGGGGATGAACTCGGCGCACGGGCGGCGCTTCTGCCCATCGTAGTACATCTTCAGGTATTGCGAACCGCCAAGGGGCAGCTGCGTCAGCATCTGCTCCATCTCGTCCCGAAACTCCTCGATCTGCTCGGTAAGCTGCCAGTTCATGAAGTCGCGCTTGCGGTTGGCGATCTTCATCCGCGCTTCGTCCGCTTCGCCAATCACGTTGGTACGCACAGGGCCGTCCGGCGGGAACAACTCTTTGATGGCGCGGCTCTCAAAGTCCACGCACGCTTCGGCCATTACCGGGTGCACAACCTTGTTGGCGCCCTGGAACTGGGCACCGCCGGGGGCGTCTTTGCCCAACCCGGTGCGCTTCAGGCCTTCTTCGTACTGCTTGTCGCGCTCCTCGCGTGCGTTTCTGTCCTTCTCAATCAAGTCCAGGTAGTTCTGGGCCATTCGAGACAGGTCGTTGGAGGGGATGTCCTCGGCCAGGTTGGCGTAGAAGTCGGGCTCCTCTACCGGACCCTTAACGTCCTCCATACGGACCACGGCGGACCCGTCAGGCAACTCCTCAACCTCTGACTCCATCTCCATCAAGTCAATGCTCATGCCCTCAATGTCTTCGGGGCCAGCGGGCAACTCGGTCTGCGGCAAGGGAAACTCAGTAGCCATTGTCAGGTGTCCTTAGTATGGTGTGGCGCTGGCTATGATCTTGCCGCCGTCGCTCATGTCAGGCTCGGTGATCTCGGAGCCTACGCCGCCGCCCTCGGCAAACGGGGCAGGCAACAGCCCGCGCAGCAGCCGATCGCGCATGACTTCCTCGAGCGGCGTCACGCCTCGCTGCACTGCGCCGCCTTCGGCGTAAAGCTTCGTCACCCCTTGTACGTGCTCAGGCTGAAGCTGGCGAGCTTTGGTGAAGTCGATCTTCTTGTTGGTTGGCCCGATAGGTATGTTGTGCCCGTATGCAAAACCGGCGAACGGGTCCGCCAACACCATCTCCAAGTGCGGCTCCGTGCCGGTTTGCTTGGCTCGCTTCTGCGCGTAGAACTCACCTGCTGCACGTTGCGGCGAAACAAACACCATGCCGGCGTCTTCGGCAGCTTTGGCCGCGTCGTACTCGCCGGCGTAGCCGCGATAGAACCCCTGCAGCATGCGATGCTCGGTGGGCTTTGGTGTAGCCTTCAACGCATCTCGCAATCGTTGTACCTCAGCCTCTGTAACGTACTCGCCTTTTCCTATTGAGTCCAGCTGCTCTGGGGTGAGCCTTCCTTCGAGCCAGTTACCGCCGGGCATCTTGATGACGCCTCGCTGTGCGGCCAAACTGCCCGGGCGGGGGCCGGTCAAAGCTGCGCTGGCTACGTCGCCCGCCCCGCGCCCCAACGCCCCTGCCGCTTTGCCTGCGCCGCGTACCGCGCCCGTAGCGCCGGCACCGCCCGCTAACGCACCCAACCCCGACGCGGCCCGCGCTGCGGGAGCGGGGTCATAACCGGGTAGGTACTCCCTGTAGAAGTCCGAGGTGGGCAACGCGGGGGTGGGGTCTACCTTGACGCCCCCCGGTCCGAAGCTGAAGTTCAGCGCCGCACGGCCCAACCCCTCAATGTCCCCGGGCAAGCCCAACGTGCCCGCCGCCCACCCGCGAGCCAACTGCGCAGGGATGTTCACGTCGCGCGACTGGTTCAGCTGCTCGGGCCTGCGGCCTGACTTCGGCCGAATCTCGGCCAACCGTTCCAAGTACTCGTCATCGGTCATGGGGGTCAATTATAAGGGTGCTCGGCGGGGTATGGTGGGGTGGTTCTAGCGCAACCTAGAACTTTTGCAGCGGGCCTGCTCACCGCGCATGCGGCCACCCCGTAACTGGTTACATCAAGCGGCATAAGGATGGTACTTCTTACGCCAGTAGGACGGCTCCTCGTCGTCGTCCCGGTGCACACCGAGGGTCGACCGCAAGTAGCCCATTTGGTTCAAATAGTGCAGCGCCTGCGAGATGCTGTCTACGTAGTCATCGTGCTCGTCGTTCGGGAACATCGTGATCTCCTCCATCATCTCGTCAGTCCAAGTGGAGGCCTGCCCAGGGTACTTCTTCGACTCCGGCAAGTAGATGAACCCGTCCTTCAGCAACGGAGCCACCACGTTGGCTCGCTGGATCTTGTCGGCCCGTCCTGGGTTGAACGGGGTGACCGGGATGCCCTCGGCTTGCAAGTCCTGCCGCAAGCTGATGCCGGAGCCCTTGTCCTCAATCAGTATCGTGTTGGCCTTCTGGTCGTGCGACCCGTAGCTGGCCATCCACAGCTCGCGGGCTTTCTCGCGGAGCTCAGGGAAGTTGATACGGTCCGCCCAGCAGTCCAGCAGCAACGCGCAGTAGCACTTGGTGTCGGTGTCGTAGAACACGCCCCACACCGTGCACGCAGTGCGGTCGTTCTGCGAGTCTTTGGTGAACGCGGTGTCCAGCGAGATGAGCACGTGCTGAAACTTGGGCGTGTCGTCGTCTACGTTCAGCAACCTGAACCAGCTCTTCTTCCAGAGGCCGGACTCGCTGAGGTCGAGCAGCTCGCCGTGGATTTCCTGCCGGCCTTGCTCGGTGCCCTCAAGCTGCAGGATCTTGTTGCGAAAGTTGTTGGACAAATTGTCCAAGTTCTGGTACGTAGACGCCCGGCTCACGATGACGCCTTCGCCCTCGCGCCGGATGAGGTCGCGCAAGATGGGGATGGGCTTCGGCGTGGTCGTTATGATCGTCTTGGTCTGCTTGCCCAACCGCACGCCCATCTGCGAGAGGTCCCATGCGGCCTGGGGCTTCTCCATGGCGGCAAGCTCGTCGTACCAGGCAAAGTGGAACTGCGGCCCCCGGTACCGCTCGGGCTCGCTGGCCGGGATGCCCTTGAGCATCGAGTCGTTGAAGAGCAGGATCTCGCTGAGGCTGCTGTTATACTTCTTTATGGTCCACCGGGGCAGCGTGTTCATGAGCCCCGACTCGCCTTCGAAGCAGGTGTCCCGGATGTCGCCGGAGGTGGGCGCGGTCACCAGCGAGCGAGTGCCAGGGTTCGACAGCGCCAGCCAGCCCAGCTCGTTGCCTGCGCACTTGGTCTTGCCTGCGCCCCGGCCAGCCAGCAACATCCAGATGTCCCACGGCACATTGGTGGGGGCCAGCTGGTACAAGTGGGCCGACTCCAACCACTGCAGCCGCCAGTCCAGCAACGCTCGCCATTCGGGGTGTACCCCCTCAAGCTGCCGTACGAGGTCCTGCGTGCGGGTCACTGCAAGGGTGCTCCGTTCTCGTACCACTCGCGGCCGTCAAGTGCGTTGTGTTTGATGACGCCCTCGGCGTCCACGTCGGGGCGGCACCAGCACTCGCCCTCATCGCCTACTTCGTGCAGGCGGTAGTCGTCAACCGGAACCAAGTGTACCTCGTTGCAGCACTTGAGCACGCACCACATCACTTCACCCGCTGCAACTGCTTCTTCTCCTGGATGCGCTCCGACAGCATCTCCTCCACACGCTTGATCAGCTCGGTCTGCTGCTCCACCATCTCCTTGCTCAGCCGGTCGTCCTTCACGTCGATGGTCTGCGGCATCTTGCGGTGGACGTAGTCGAGCAGAGCGCGGGCGGCGGTAATGCGGTCGCTGGTCTTGGCCGAGGACGAGCGGTAGGTCTTAGCTAGGAACTCGATGGGGGTCTCGCCGGTGCGCTGCACCCAGTCCACCACTTCGCGTATGTCCTCGCCTACGGGCGGGGCGGGCACCGCCAACTTCTCGCTCTGCGCTCGGTACTCGTCCCGCGCCATGATGACCGCATTGCTGTACTGCGTGTAGTACGACTGCCTCTGCATGAAGACTTCGTACGGCTCAGCTGCGCCTGGGGCGGGGGCATCAGGGACGTCCGACATCCAGATCTCCACCTCTGCCTGCGTCATGGTGTGCACTTCCTTCTGGAAGCGGGGGTGGTCGTGCGGGTAGCGTGGGTCGGTCACGTCCATGATGGACTCCTTAGGTAACTTGCTTCAGCTGACGTCGCTTAGTATAACCCGGACTCCCATACATCGCGTCGCACTCCACGCACGCCCCGGACGACACATACCGAGGCGCCACGTGCCCGTTGCGGCAAGCCAGCCCGGTTAGGTAGGTCTTGGCGCCGGTGGCCTCGGCCTCTCTGCGGCACTCCAAGGCGTGTTGGCGATCCCGGCGGCGGTCATCTTCAGAGCTCAGCTTGCGCTTCAGCTCGTCAACCTTCGCTCGCTGCTCCGCCAGCGCCTGCTTGTGCGCAGCCAGCAGCTTCTCAGCCCGCTGCTTCAAGCGCAGCGCGGCCTGCTCGTTTCGCTTGCGCAGCCGCTCAAGCTCGGTCTGCTCCGCGATCAGCCGCACACGCAACGCGATGCGCTCACGCTCAGCCTCGTGCTTCTCTTCTACCCGCTCCAACTGCGCATGCCGCTTCTGCTCCCGTTGGGCCACCGCAGCGTCGTACGCGGGGTTCTGGCCAGGACTGAAAAAGACACCCATCTTGTGGTTCTCCGTTTGTACATCTAAGCAAATTTTAACTGGTCCAGAGCACTCTAACTTAGTAGCTGCTAACTTTTAAGTGGTTTTAGGATGTTCTTAGATCTAGATACAACTTAAAAGACTATACTATTGAACGCCATAGCAAGTACTTAACCATCTTAAAACTACTTAAAAGTTCGTAAGTCGTTGTTTCTATTGAGTTTTTTAAGTGTTTTAACTTTTTTAAGTAATAAAAAATCACTTCCGTATAAAAAGAGCAAAAAATACAATGATGATATATAAGCAATCAGTAATATACGAGGGCAAACCCTAACATCCAGAAGCAAAAAACGTGCGTTTTTCGAAAACTATAGGGGGGGCGTAAAACCACTTAAAAATCTTAAACATCTTAAAACCAGGGTTAACCCTAGTCCTCCGCCTTAGATTCCGCACCCCCCAGCGAACCCATCCTGGACCACGCCTGCTGCAGCGCCAGGCCTTTCTCAAGGCGCTTGGTTTTTAGCACCGGCGTGCCCTCAGTTTCGCGCAGCGCCTCCGGCCGCACCGCGTACACTTCATACGTTGTAAACCGATGCGCCTTAGCACACTGGTACCGCCGGGTACGCGCCCCGTTGTCTAGCACCCGAGTGGTTAGCACCCCGGCACGCCCCCCGCACTGCAAACACTTCACACCCTATACCCTCCATGCAAAAGACGCGGAAGCACCGCCCCCGCGCCACGTTGTTAACACCCTAGATTAACGGAGCGGCGTTACTTGCCGTCATCCTGCAGCGCTTCGCGCAACCTACGCAGCTCCCGGTACGCGCACATGTAGTGCTGCGGCCCCCAGGACCAACACCCGTCCCCGTGTTTCGTTTCAGCCCCTATGCCGTGCGCGGCTTCAACCGCCCGCGCCACCAGCAATCGGGGATCCGTATCGCACCGCAGCGTCCATTGGCCGTCCGCCCCGCCGGGCACGTTCGACGGTCCCGCTTTGTGGTGCAGCGCGTAAGGCACCCCCGCCCGGTGCACCGCACCTTTGATCTGGTCAACCGTCAGCGGCGTCACGCTTGCCCCCTTGCGCGGATGGCGGCGGCGCATTCGTCGGGCTCTGCGCTCGGATTGCGGTGCATCTCATCACACACCTTCGCACACGCCTCGCGCTCAGCCTTCCGCGCCTCTTCAAGCCATTGGTCGTTCCCGGCCATGAGCATCTCTTCTTTTGCGGCAGCGGCGACAAGGGCGGCGAAGCGTTCAAGGAACACCTGCTCATGGGTCAGCCAAAAATCTTCGTCACGGCTCCACGCCTCCCGCGCCATGCGGATGATGTCGTCGCGAGTCATACCTCCCCCTTCGCCCGTGCGATGGCGGCGGTTCTCAGGTTACTCATGGTTCTTCTCCTTCAATCTGGCCTCAATGGCGCGGGCGAAATGAAGCCTGCCTAGAACGCTATCCATGCTGTTGGCTGCCAAAGTCCAAATATCCTCCTCCGTCAACGAGCGCCACTCGCGGCGGGGTGGGGCGGTGTAGAGGCGTTCAACCCAGCCAACGTGCCGAGGGTTGCGTTTTGCCCACTCGGCGGCGTAGTCCTCGTTGTCCGCATGGGTCCGGTAGTCGTAGCCGCCTTCACCGTCGAACGTGCGCCACGCCACCGGCTCCTGCTGCGGCTGCTGCTTGTATTTCCTCACAGCATCGAAGCCCTGCCGCCATACGGCGTAGGGAACGGCCTGCTCCGGCTGTTCCAGCGCGGCCTTGAGGGCGGTGATGGCCTTTGTTGTGTAGTGGCGATGTGTCGCATCTTCTGGCGTAAAGCCGTCAAATTCCAACGCCTCCAGCGCCTGCTGGGCGGCGGTTCTCAGGTCAGTCATACCAACACCCCCACAAGAAAGCCCAGCAGAGCCACCACGGCGAAGATGCCGAGCGCCCAGGCCAGCAGGCTACCGAGTTCCTCCAGCATGAACTGGCGGGAATAGAAGTCCGGGTCGTCCTGACCCACCTCCATCTGATCCACCATTACCGTGCGAGCCAAAGCAACGCAGGTGGGGCACGGCCCATCCGGCTGCTCCAGCGCGGACTCAAGCGTGGCAATCAGATCGTTCAGTTGCACAGCGTCCATGTCGCGGCCACTACTCCACTTACCCAGCGCATCTAACGCCTGCTGGACGGCGGAGCGGAGATCAGTAGTCGTAGTCGTCATACTTGCTCGCTTGCATGTAAGCGCTGATCTCGCCCTCGATGCGCGACTCGTCATCGGAGCTCAGCTTCTTCTCGAGCCATGCCGCCGGGTAACCGCGACGGTCCACCAAGCGCCAGTCGCACTCGGTGTAGCCGTAGTAGTCAAGGTCGCTGGCTGCGTTGCGGCTGAACGACCCCGCCACGGCGGTGTAGCTTTCAATGACCACCCCGCACGGGATGCCCGCCACGGCGGTCTCAAAGTCGGGTTGGGTTCTCATTGCGCGGCCTCCTTCAAGGCGCGTTCGGCGGCTTCGGCGGCGGCTTCGGCGCGGCGCTCGTCGGCCGTGATGTACAACCGCCCCGCCCAGTACTGGAAGCGGTCCGGGGGCAGGTCGCCCAGCAAGAAGCACAGGAAAGCCGAGGCGCGGCCATAAGCGCAAGCGAAGCGGGTGCCTTGGTCGGCGTCTTCCTTGCCCGCCTCCAGCAGCTTGTCAAGGTCGATCATCGTAGTCTTCAGGTCGTACATGATAGGCTCCAGTTATGGGTTAGATGCTGAACACCGCGACGTCGTGCACTTGCACGGGGCGGAAGTTGTTGTTGGGGGCGCGCTCGATACGGAAGTACTTGCCTTCGAACTCAACCACTGCGCCCACGTTGAGGCGAGGGGCCGCAGCCCACTTGGCCGCCTCGCGCTCGTAGTAGCCGCGATCGCCGCAGATGGTGGTGGACTCGAGGTTGATCCAGTAAAGCTCGTGGCCCCGGGCCGCGGCCTGCGCTTCGCGCTCGGCGGGGTCGCGGTCTTCGCCGTACACCGAGTTGTTGTACAGCGTGTAGCTGCGCACGCTGCTAAAGGAGCACTTGCGGCCGTCAACAATCATAAGCGCACCGCCGTGCTCGTTCATGTCAGGGGTCAGTTGGGTGATGGCTTGCATGTAACTCTCCATTTCTAAGTTCCGGTGCGGTTTGCACCTTGCCAACCGCTGACGCTAGTTTAAGCGCAAATCTAAGCAAACGGCGTGCCCGGTGTACTCGCACGCCATTGCATTTTTTAATCGCAGCTCTGCCGTCATAGCGTAAGCCTAAAAAGCCCATCAAATCTAAGGGTTAACCCTGGCAAAATGCCGTAGTGCGCCGATCGTGACGTTGCTAACACCTAAGCATAGGTGATCGGCCGCAGCGCACCTAAGCACGCCTCGCGTCATCTAGGACCACTATGGGCTCAGCAGTGTTGATTAAAAAATACAATGGCTGGCTCAAGCGGGTTTGACCCCACCCGCGCACCTAAACTATGGGCCGTAACTTCGAACTGAAGGCTGACCTCAAGTGGAACTTCGATACTACCAAAAAGACGCCATCACCGCCGCAGTGCAAGCGCTGCGTGACGGTCTGAACCCCGCTCTGCAACTGCCCACCGGCGCGGGCAAGTCGCTGGTCATTGCGCACTTGGCTTCCAAGTTCGCGCAGAAGGGCGGTCGCCTCGTGGTGGTGACGCACGTGAAGGAACTCGTTCAGCAGAACGAGGCCACGTTGCGGCGCTACGCCCCGGACACCCCCACCGGGGTGTGCTGCGCGGGGTTGAACCGTGACGAACCGGACGCGCCCATAGTGTTCGCGTCGATACAGTCGGTGTTCAAGCGAGCTGAAGAGTTCAAGCAGCGCGGGTTGAACGCCGTGGTCATTGACGAGGCGCACTTAGTTCCGCCGGACGGTGAGGGGCTGATGTACAACCGGTTCATTGCCGAAACCGGCGTGCGCCGCATCGGGCTCAGCGCTACCCCATGGCGGCTTGACGGCGGCGCCATCTACGGCGACAAGAAGCACTTCGATGTGCTGGCCTACCAACTGCCCGCCCTTGAACTGGTTGAGCAGGGCTTCCTGGCGCCGTTGCGCGGGGTGCAAACCGAATGGCAACTGGACATGGGCGGGGTGCGCAAGGTGGGCGGCGACTTCAGCCAGTCCGGCACCGAACAAGCCATCAACGCCGAAGGGTGGCTTGCCGCCGCGCTGCGCAACTCGCTGGCGCACTTGCAGAAGCGCAAGCACGTGTTGGTGTTCTGCCCCACGGTGGAGACTGCGCGCAAGGCGTGCGAGTGGTTGAATGCCAACGGGCAGACTGCCGACTATGTGACCGCCGACACCCCCGACCGCGACGACCGGCTGGGCGCGTGGAAGGCGGGCGAGTTCCGCTTCATGTGCAACGTGGACATCCTGACCACGGGGTTTGACTTCCCCGCCCTGGACGCCATCGTCTGCCTGCGCCCTACAACGTCAAGCGCTCTTTGGGTGCAGATGTTGGGACGGGGTATGCGCATTGCCGCCGGCAAAGCCGACTGCCTGGTGCTGGACTACGTGGGCAACCTGGCCCGGTTGGGCGGGGTGGACACCATGGAAAACTGGAGCCGTGAGAAGGGCGGCAAAGTTGAGCCAGTGACCAAGGGTGACAAGGACGCCCAACAACGCGAAGCGCCCCGGCGCGGCGTCAAGCAGTTGGCGCTGCAAGCCATCGACCCTATGCTGGGCTCGGCCGAAGGGCTGCTTGTCAACGTGGTCAAGTGCTCCTACGTGGTGCGGAACTCCGCCCGGTTCCCCGGCAAGCAGCTGCTGATGGCGGTGTACGACTGCGAGACTGACACCGGGGTCAGCCTGGACGTGACGCAGTTTGTTTGCGTCGAGTACGACGGCGGAGCCCGTTGGCACGCGGAGCAGTGGGCGCGGCGGCGCGGTTATAGTAGCGCCCCTGCCTTTCCCCGCAGTGCCCAACGCGCACGCATCGAATGCTATTCGTTGCCCACCCCGCGCAAGCTTCACGTCCGCCGCAAAGACGGCCACATGGACGTACTGCGCGAAATCTTTTGACGTAAGGACCCCGCCTTGACAACGCCCACGTTAGACGAAGCTCGCGCTCACGCCGACGCCATAAAGAAGGCCTATCAAGCCTACACAGCCAAGGGCTGGAAGTGCCTGCCAATACTGCCCAACTCCAAGGTGATACGCCTTACCGGGTGGCAGGACACCGCCTACACCCTGGACGACTTCAAGGGGCTTAGCAACATCGGGGTGCAACTGGGGGCGGTGTCCGGGAACCTCATCGACATCGACCTTGACCACCCCATAGCCCGCAAGATCGGCTCCTGGTTCTTGCCGCCCACGGGCTGGCGGTTCGGCCGCATATACCCCGGCGAAAGCGACTCCGTCATCCCCTCACACTACCTGTACCACGTTGAGGGCGGCACCAAGTCGTCGGCGGACTGGCGGTTGTCCAAGAAGGAAACCGGCGGCGCCATCGTCAAGTGCATTGAGTACCGAGGCGACAACAGCCAGACGGTGTTCCCCCCGTCGCGCCACGAGCACGCAGTGCAGTGGGTAGACTGCACCGGCGAGCCCCCGCTCATCGACGAAGCCGACCTTAAGATGGCGCTGGGCGTGATGATGACCGTCATATGGGTGAAGCACTCGATTGCCCCCGGCATCCGGCACGACTCGATGTTGCGCGTGATAGGCGGCTTCGCCAAGGCGGGGGTCCCCATCGAGATGGCGCGGCGGGCGGTGAAAGCCATATCCTACCTCATCGACGATGACGAGGACAAGCAAGGCGACGTTGACGACACCTACAAGCGTCTGGCCGACGGGAAGCCGGTGGCCGGGTTCGCCTCGCTGGAGGCGTTCGGGTGGGAAACGGACCGCGTCAAGAAGTGGTTGCCGTCCAAAATCGCGGAAAGCGGCAAGGTAGCCAAGGAGGGCAAGCCCAAGATCAACCTCACCCGCGTCAGCATGGAGGACGCCGTAAACGAGGCCGTCAAGATCATAGCCGCAGTGCCCGACTCGGAAAAGACATTGTTCAGCTACGCGGGGTCGGCGGTGGTGGTTATGCGCCGGGGCGCTCCCGGCTACAACGACACCGTCATGCTACGCCCCGGCTCGGACGCCTTCGCGCACCACCTTGAGGGGCACGTCCAGTTCGTGCGCGTGGACGGTAAAGAGAAGGTTGACGTAGTGATAGAGGCGGACTCGCGGTTGGTGCGCCGAATGATGGACCCGTCTATCAACTGGGGCATGCCGCGCATCAACGGAGTGTGTATGTATCCTTTGGTCACCCGAGAAGGCCACCTCGTTACAGACGAAGGCTTCAACCGCGACACCTCCTTCTACATCGGCGAAGGGTTGGGCATTACCCAGGCGGAGGTGGACAAGCTAGAGGTAGCCGACGCCCTGACCACGCTGCAAGACTTGTACGCCGACTTCCCCTTCCATTCACGCGAAATCGGGCTGTCGCTATCCATCACCACGCTGCTGTCAGCGGTGGCCCGGAAAGTACTAGACAAAGCCCCCGCCTTCATCGTCACGTCGCCTTACCCCGCCGACGGCAAGACTATCTGGTCCTACCTACCGCAGATCATCCTAAGCAAAGAGCCCGCCAACTACAGCCTGTCGGGCAACGAAGAAGAACAGATCAAGCAGCTGACGTCGTACTTCATGGAGGACCCCGACGTTATGGTGTTTGACAACCAGAACGGGCGCTTCCACAGCCAAGCGCTGACCGAGCTCATCACCTCCGGCAAGTTCAAGGCGCGGCTACTTGGCAAGAACGACACCGTGCAGTTCACCCCCCGGACCACGCTCATTGTCAACGGCATCAACGTCCGCCCCAGCGAGGAAATAATGACTCGCTCCATAGTGGTCGAGTTCGATCGCCGCATCACGGAGGAGTTCACCCACCCGCAGCTGCTAGAGTACGCGCTCAGCCGTCGCCGTGCGGTGTTGTGCGCGGTGCTGCGGTTGTTGCAGAATGGGGCTCGCGCCCCGGCTGACGCCGTACCCGCGTTCCGCCCGTCCCGCTTCTACGAGTGGGATCAATTCGTGCGGCGGGCGGTCATTGTCGCCGGGCTCATCGACCCCATGCGAGACGACTTGCGGGTTCGCGCCGTGGACGAGGACTACAGCCTCAAAGACGAGTTCGTGGGCTGGCTGTTCCGCACCTTCCCGCCCGGCGAGCGCTTCAGCTCTAGCGACATCCAGGACAAGATCGGTTTCGACCGCAACCTTGAGGCCACGCTGCTTACGTTGGGCCGAATGCGAACGCTGTCTACGGTGGCCATAGGGCGCGCAGTGGGCAACGTGCGCGGAGCCGAATACAGCGGCTACCGCCTGACGTGGCGCGCCGGGTACGCCAACCGCTTCTATGGCGAGTTCAAGTCTCTAACCGGCGGCACAGCCGCCAAGAGCGACGCCGATGATTGACTTTCATCTGTGGCGTCATTAAGCTGCTCGCAGCCCCGCGAGCTTTGTCAACTGAGCTAGGAGATTGCTAACATGGAATACACGATTGACACAATCTACAGCCTGCAACGCGGAGGCGGCTGGCGCTTTCAAGTGACCTTGTGGGTGAAGAAAAAAGTCGCCTACGTGGGGCACAACACCTACAGCACCCTGATAGGGGCGCAACGCGCAGCGCGAGCAGCGGGCGCCAAACCAAGGAGCACCGACAAATGACAAGACACAGGAATGACGAGCTTACCCCGTGGTTTGTAGGGTCTGCAGTACCCGCTAGACCCGGCGTCTACGAACGTAGTTACGTCAACTACGGCCCGGACCGGGGCTTCAAGGCCTACGCCTACTGGAACGGCCGCGACTGGTTCGTGGGCGACTCCGCCCCGGACCGCGCAATGCAGCGGGCGGCGAACCCAGACAATGCGTCCATTGTGCAGTGTTTGCCTTGGCGCGGGCTGCGGGAGGCCGCAAAGTGAAACACGAAGACTTGTCGCCGGTGGTCTGGGTTGCGGTGTACGCGCTGGCCTTCGTGGTGTTGGCGCTCGATGTGCTAGTGTGGAGTCCGGGATGACTATCAGTGCTTAGATTCCGATTAAAAAATACAATTAGCCACCGCGCTGACTTGACCTAAACTAAGGTCACGTTGGCGCACTTCGCACCAACGCGTAACTCTCTAACTGGAGCTTCAACATGACAACCGCTACCCCCTCTCCCGAGTCTCTCGAGCAGCGCATCGACCGTCTGGGTCAAATCAAGGCACAGATCGCCACGCTGCAAGCGCAAGAAACCGAGCTTAAAAACGCCATCGTCGAGGAAGTCGGCGTGGGCGCTGTCGAAGGCGAAATGTTCCGCGTGTCGGTCAGCGTGTCGCAGCGCGAAACCCTTGACATGGAAGCCGTGCGCCGGCACTTGTCGCCTCAGTTCATCCGCGCTCATACCAAGTCCGCCGACGTCACCACCGTCCGCGTCACCGCACGCAAGGGGGCTTAAACCATGAACATCTTCTACCTGCATCACGTTCCCCCTATGGCTGCGGCCATGCACTGCGATGTGCACGTGGTCAAAATGATCCTCGAAACTGCGCAGATCCTTTGCACCGTGCATCACATTCACGGTAACGGCGCTGCGGTGCCGTACAAGCCCACGCACGTCAATCATCCGTCGGTCAAGTGGGCTGCTGAGTCCAAAGTCCAGTACAGCTGGCTTCGTGATCTAGGCGTTTACCTCTGCAACGAGTACGCCGTGCGCTACGGCCGTCGGCATGCGTGCGAGCAGTACATCAAAGGCGTGCTCACGTCGCCCCCGCCCGCGCTGCTGGCCGGCAAGTTCCTTTGGCGCGAGCCGCCTCAAGCTATGCCCGACGAGTGCCGCGTGCCCGGCGACTCTGTCTCCGCGTACCGCAAGTACTATCGCCTGCACAAAAGCAAGTTTGCTACCTGGAAGCTGGGTGTTCCGTCTTTCATGCGCGAGCCTGAAAATCGCTCTCTATCCGCTGTATGATTCAACTTCGACACGCCGAGTACAAAGGGGTTCGGTTCTACGTGCCCGCCGAAAACGCTGATACCCCCGCCTCGGCTGATGCGGTGGGTATGCAGCATTGGCTAAACGACTCGCTTCGCTCTACGCTCACCTACGCCGAGCAGGTCTGGTACGTCAACCGCACCATACCGGACGACGCGCTAGCGGTGCTTGAGGTGTTTTGCGGCTTCGGGCTGAGCACTGCCCCCTTCGGCAACGAACGCTTGATTGAGCACGTAGCGCTTGACCATGACCCGGGGTGTTGCGCGGCGTTCAAGCACTTGCGCCCGCAAGCCTCGGTGTTTCAGGGCGACTCGTACGCGTTGGCGCCGGTCATCACCCAGTTGAAGCAGTTTGACTACGTGTTGCTTGAGTTCAACGCCATGACAACCTATCGGGCTATGCGAGACCCGAAGGAACGCCGGTTGCTAGATGCGGTTTTCAACGCCCAGCCTCGCTACGTCGCTTTTGTTGACAGCGCCAAAGTCAAAGAGCACTTGCACCGGCGCACCTACTCCAACTTCTTCAACTACAACATTCAGTGCTACGAGAGCTACGTGCGCGGGGTAGCGGCGTTCTTCCGCGCCAACTACGGGTACAGCATGCGGGCATGCGCCCACGACGCTATCAACTACACCTTCTTGTTCGATCAGGTGCTGCGCCATGACTGGTGCGACATCTTCGACACTAGACCAATCGTTCATCTTGACCAATTCAAGGACCTCGGCTATGTTGACGTATGACCCCAGTATGCCCTGGACGCAGTTCGCGCAGTACACCGTGCTGACTGATGACCTAGATCCGGTGTACGTTGCGCTGCACAAGAGCGGTATGCCTGAAGACATGCTCATGCGCTGGTGCGCCGCGTTCGTCACCTACTACCACATGGGCACCGCGTGCCAGGTGTGCACGCTGCAAGGCGACGAGTTTTGGACCGAACTGTGGAACCGCTACGACAGCGCCCCCCGCGCTTCCGAGCGGCGACACTTTCGCGGCGAGGCGGGCAAGAAGGCGCTCCGCTCGTGGATCAACACCTACGGCACCCCGGAGCGGTTCTTCCAGGACTGCATGCAGCCGTCCTTCATGAAACTGTTGCAGAAAGGTATCCCGCAGATCGGGCACTATTTTACTTGGAAGTGCATGGACTTGCGTGAGGCGGTCTTTGGCTACGACGTTGACTGGACCGAGTCCGAGCACCACATGGTGGCGCTGCCCATGCAGGGACTCGACATACTGTTTCCTGAGCTGGCCGGTAACCGCAAAGCCAACTACGCCGAAGCACTGCTCAAGGTGGTGGCTGAGATCAACCACCTGGACGCCCCGCCGCGCTACGTTAGGCGATGCGGCGTAGCCGAAGCCGAAACTATCGCCTGCATGGCCAAGGCCTACTACGGCAACAAGAAGCCCATAGGTAAGGACATCTTGGAAAAACGAGCCGACCTCGCGGGCTTCGGCGAGATCGCCGATCACATCCTGCAGTATATGCCCGTTGATCCCACTGACGACATGGTGCGCGTATGAATCACGTAATCAACATCCGCGGCACCAACGGCGCAGGCAAGACTACGGTAGTGCGAACGCTGATGAGCCACCTGACGCCGTACAAAGACTTCAAGACCTCCAACGGGGTTTTCATGCATCTGTACAAGACCCCAGCGGGCGCTACGGTGGCGTTCGTCGGTTTGTACGAAGGGGCTGTAACCGGCGGCGTAGATCGCGTTCGTAACGTGCGAGACATTGTCGAGGCTTGCGCCGAGGTCATACCTCACGCTCACATCGTTCTGGAGGGCTTGCTACTGTCCGGGTTGCAGCAGTTGACCAAAGACGTCGCCGATGCGTGCGCCCCGTACGGCGAGTTCCACGCGCTGACGCTTGACACGCCGAAAGAAAAATGCATTCAGCAAACGATGAACCGTCGCGCTCTGGCAGGCAACGAGAAGCCCTTCGACCCCGGCAAGTCGCTGCTGCCCAAGTACCGCGCTGTCGAGCTTGCGCACGCCAAGCTGAAGTCCTGGGGTGTGGACGCGAGGCTGGTGTCGCAGCGTGACGCGCTAATAGCTTCAATGACGCTTTTGGGCTTGTCCTTTAAGCCCGAGCACGTTATAATCTAATCAAACGCTAACGGAGAACTTCTATGCATACCGTGATCTCTATTCGCGGCTCTAACGGTGCGGGCAAGACCTGGGTAGCCCGTCGGGTGATGGAACGCGCTGACCCGGACTTCGTCAAAAAGGTCACGCTGTCGAACGGCGTACTGGTCAACGTCTACAAGAACTTCGTCATCCTCGGCTCGTACGACCGGGTCTGCGGCGGGTGCGACACCATCAAGACTCCAAAGCAGGTGTGGGATGCTGTAGTCGAGTGCGCCGAACACTCCAACGTCATATACGAAGGGGTCATCGTGGGCAACGTGTACGAGCCTACAATCCTGCTAAACGAGCGGCTCAAACTGGTGGGAGCGCGGCTGGTGCCGGTTTGCCTTAGCACGCCCTTCGAGCAGTGCGTGGCCAACGTGAACAAGCGTCGTGCGGCCGAAGGCAAGCCCCCTTTGGAGAAAACTGACAACGTACTGACCAACGACAAGAAGAACATTTCCTCAGCCAAGAAGCTGCACGCAGCGGGGTTGAACCCGCACTGGGTCAGCACCGAAGAAGCCGTTGACGTCATCCTGAAGGAGCTTGGCTATGCAGTATGACCTCGTCATAGATAGCCCGGTTGACTGGCGGCTGAAGCAGATGGCTCACTTTGTGAGTGAGCGCGAGCGTATCCGTGTTGTAAAAGAAACCGGCATGCCCGCTCCGTGGACGCCTGACCTCATATTGCAGCAGTACCGCTTCTGCAATGTTCGGCGCAAGCACGACCGGGTCTCGAAGTGGGTCATAGACTCCATAATCAAACCCTACGACAGCCACCCCCGGTTGTGGTTTATGCTGTGCTGCGCTCGGTGGATCAACTGGCCTCCTACGCTGCAAGCTATCATGGATGCCGGCTTGTGGCCTGAAGGCGAATTTGACGCCGAGGCGTTCGGAGCCTTGATCGATCGCCGGGTGCAGCAAGGGCATAAGACCTGGACCGGGGCCTACATCATTACCGCTAGGCAAGTCCCAGAAGGTATGGGTAAGGGGTTCTGGGTAGCCAAGACGGTGCTGCAGCCGTTGCTTGCAGACGATAGCATCGGCGATTACTTCTCCCGCTCGTATCCTGACACTAGGACAGTGCGTGGGTCGATGGCGAAGTTTGAGGGGCAGTACGGATGGGGCACTTTTATGACCGGCCAAGCCGTGGCCGATCTAACCTACAGCAGCGTGTTGAGCTCAGCTCCCGATCTGCGCACTTACGCCCCGATCGGTCCGGGCTCAACCCGTGGGCTGAACCGGGTGTTCGAACGTGCGCTTTATCAGCGGATACCGCAGGACAGATTTAATCAAGAGCTCATGCTTACGCTTGAAAAAGTCAACGCCATGTTGAACGGCCAGCTCAACGATCTTACGCTGCACGACTGGCAGAACTGCTTCTGCGAGTACGACAAGTATGCGCGGGCGCTGAACGGTGGACGCCCCCGCTCCAACTACCAACCCGAAACCCGTTTCTAAGGACATCGCTCATGGAAGTCTTCAACGTCACCAACGTGAACCAAGCGTTCCCGCTCGAGATCAACGCGATCAAGGCGAAGGGGATGCCCCGGAACTCGCGCAACGGCCCCGTGCTTGAGTTCCCCGAGCCGGTAGCCACCACCTACCGTCGGCCCACCGAGCGGGTGCTCTTTGACAAGAACCGCATGTGTAACCCGTTCTTTCACCACATGGAAGGGTTGTGGATTATCGGCGGGTACCGCGACGTCGAGTTCCTAGACTACTTCAACTCACAAATGAAGCAGTACAGCGACGACGGGGTGACGTTCTGGGGGGCGTACGGCCACCGCCTTCGGCACGCCCTGGGCTTTGATCAGCTTGAAAAAGCTATCACACTGCTGAAGTTGAACCCTGAGGATCGCCGTGTTGTAACCACTATGTGGAGCCCGGACCTGGATTTGGGGCAGTCGAAGCTGGATCACCCGTGCAACACGCATATCTACTGGAAGGTGCGTGACGGTAAGCTGCTCATGACCGTGTGCTGCCGCTCTAACGACATGCTATACGGCAAGCTGGGCGCCAACGTGGTGCACTTCAGCATGTTGCAAGAGTACGTCGCCGGGCGCACCGAGTACGAAATCGGCCCCTATACCCAGGTGTCTGACTCGCTTCACGTGTACACCAAGTTGCCGGTGTGGAAGAACGTGGAGAACACCTCCTACGTGCCTACTGACTACTACGACTCCGAGTACGCCGAGTTGCTGGTGCAGCCCTACCCCATGTTCAAAGACTGCACAGTGCGGGACTGGGAACACGACTTGCAGGAGTTCATGGTGGACCCGCAGGACGACAAGCAGTACCGCACGCTGTACTTTCAGGACGTGGTGCAGCCCATATCGCTCATCTGGTGGGAGCACAAGCGCACGCGCAACGGGTTGAAGTACATTGACAGCATCAAGGCGAGTGACTGGCGCACCGCGTGCAAGATCTGGCTCAAAGAGAAGGAAGCTTGATGGATACTCTAGTGCTAGACTTCGAGACCTTCTACGATCCCGCAGAAGGGTACTCGTTGTCTAAGATGACCTCGACCGAGTACATCCGCGACCCCCGCTTCCAAGCTCAGTGCTGCGCTTTCAAGCTGAACGACGAGCCCTCTGTGCTGGCGTGGGGGGCAGACATCGGCAAAGCGTTCAAGTTCTACGGCACCAAGCTTCGCGGCGTGGCGCATAATGCGCAGTTTGACGGGGCCATCGCGGCTCACCACTACGGGTGGTCGCCTGACGAGTTCACCGACACGGTAGGGCTTGCCCGGGCGCAGCTGCGGTTGAAGTCGTACAGCCTCAACAGCGTAGCTGCCAGCTTGGGGTTGGGGGCGAAACTGGACGGGTTGTCGGTGGCTAAAGGCAAGCGACTTGAGCAGCTTGAGCCCTTTGAGCGCAACATCTTGGGTGAGTACTGCGTAAAAGACGTTGACCTGTGCTATGAGATTTACAAGAATCTCATCGCCGCTTGCCCCCGGTTCGAGTTTCTACTGCTGCAGTGGGCTATCAAGGCGGTAACCCAGCCGCTGTTGGCGGTTGACCACGACATGCTAGACGACTACGTGGTCGAGCTGAACTTGAACCGCGACAAGACGTTGGCTGAGGCGGGCATTACCCTTGACACTATCATGTCCAACCCCAAGTTCGCCGAGGCGCTCCGGGGGCTGGGGGTCGAGCCGCCCATGAAGATAAGCGAGCGTACGGGTAAGCCTACCTACGCCTTCGCCAAAGACGACAAGGGCATCACCGATCTGCTAGAGCATCCCGACGTTCGAGTGCAAACAGCGGTCAGCGCTCGGTTGAAGCTCAAGTCTACCATCGAGGAAACCCGCGCCAAGCGACTCAGCGCTATCGGCAAGACCGGGTTGCTACCCGTGCCGTTGCTTTACTACGGGGCGCACACCGGGCGGTTCAGCGGCGGGGGCGGCATCAACTTGCAGAACCTGACTCGCGGCTCCAAGCTGCGCAAGGGCATCGTGGCCCCGCCGGGCAAAGCACTCATCGTGGGCGACAGCTCCCAGATTGAAGCCCGCGCCCTGGCCTGCGTAGCTGGGCAGCAGGACTTGATAGACGTTTTCAAGCAAGGACTTGACCCCTACTGCGACATGGCGTCCTTCATCTACGGCCGGCCAATCACCAAGGCTGATGAGGCGGAGCGCTGGCTGGGGAAGGTGACGGTGCTAGGGGCGGGGTACGGTATGTCCGCTAACACCTTCGTCGAGTTTCTCCGCGTGCAAGGCAAGCCCCTGTCGAAGGAGATGTGCCAGAAAGCGATCGAGGCGTACCGTAAGAAGAACTACAAGATCGTGCAGTTTTGGGACAAGTGCGACCGCGCACTGCAGTTCATACACGCTGGGCGCGAACACTCTATCAGCGATCACTTGCGGGTCATGACCGGCAAGAACGAAATCAAGCTGCCGGCGGGGTTCCCCTTGATGTACCCTGAGCTCAGCTACAGTAGCGCTGACCGGCGCTGGTCGTACGTGGCGCGGGGCGAGGGGCGCTCCGGTATCTACGGCGGACTAGTCACTGAAAATATCGTGCAGTCGCTTGCGCGGCACGTGGTCATGGAGCAGCTGCTCATAGTAAACGCAACTTACCCGGTCGCGCTCACTGTGCACGACGAGCTTGTTGCTGTGGTTGATGAGCACGAAGGCCAGGCAGCACGTGATTACATCGAAAGCGTGATGTGTACCCCGCCCCGGTGGTGGCCTGAGTTGCCCGTGAAAGCTGAAGTCAAGCTGGGCAAAGTGTATGGAGATATCAAATGACTGACGATTCTGTAGGTAACCGACGCACTGCCTGGTTGGTGCATGCCGACCGGCGTAGAGACTACTCAGCGGCTGAGCAGTTTGGCGAAGTGCGAGAGGTTTTTTCATCAATCAGCCGGGACTATGACCCGCGTGGCGCTGTGCAGCATGCGCGACGGGTTTTGTCCACATTCAAGGAAGGAGACTACTTGGTGATGGCGGGGGACCCCGCGCTGTGCGCTATCTGCGTGACGCTTGTGGTGGAAAACCACGGCACGTGCGATATCCTGCGGTGGGACAAGAACCGCCTTACCTACAGCCCCATGACGCTAAATTTTGACTAGCGCTCCGTTATCTTTGACGTTATAGTTAACGCCCCAACCCACTTTTAACTAGAGGAGAAGACTTCATGTCGAGTTGGAAAGACGGCCTCATTGTAGGCAAGCAAGAGTTGCCGCCCCGCATCTGCATCTTTGGTGGGCACGGCATTGGCAAGAGCACGTTGGCCAGCCAGTTCCCGAACCCTATCTTCATCTCCACCGAGGACGGCTTGTCGTCGCTAGACGTCACTTCGTTCCCCCGCGCCGAGGTCGTGGATGATGTGGCGCAGAACATCAGGACGCTGATCAAGGAAGACCATGACTTCAGGACCGTCGTGCTGGACAGCGTGGACTGGCTGGTCGAGCCGCTGATCGTCACTGACATTGAGTCCAAGCACGACGCCAAAGAGCTTGCGTACGGCAAGGGCCAGATGATGATTGCCGAGGCGTTCCGCGAGCTGCTGGGCGGGTTTGACGTGCTGCGCAAGAAGCGCGACATGAACATCGTGCTCATCGCGCACTCTAACATCGTACGGTACGAGGACCCGCGCTCCGAACCCTACGATCGGTATCAGCCCAAGTTGCCGAACCGCTGCAATGCGCTTCTGCAAGAGTGGGTTGACGTGCTGGCCTTTGCCGGCTTTAGGATCATTGTCAAGAAGTCCGATGTGGGCTTCAACAACAGTGTTACACGGGGCATCACCACTGGGGAGCGGCTGCTCCACATGGTGGAAAACCCTGCGTACGTAGCGAAGAACCGCTACAACTGCCCGGACACCCTGCCAATGGTGTACGACAAGCTCATTGAGCATATCCCTGTCAAACAGTAAGGAGAATAGACATGGCTAGATTTGGTTTTGATGTCAACAGCTACGAACCCGACTCAGGCTCGTATGAGCCGATTCCGGACGGTGAGTACCAGCTCATGTGTGAGGAAGCCGAGGAGCGCAAGACTAAGGCGGGCACCGGGGCGTACATCCGCGCCAAGTTCCGCGTGTTGGGTCCCACTAACGCGAATCGCGTGATCTTCCAGAACTTCAACATCCACAACCCCAGCAGCAAGGCCGAGGAGATCGGGCGCAAGCAGCTGGCTGGGTGGGCACGGGCGTGCGGCCGACCCAACGCCAACGACACCGACGAGCTGCTCAACCTGGCCTTCAGCGCCGAAGTGGGAACCGAGCCGGGTAGCGGCGACTACGGCCCGCAGAACGTGATTCGTGGGTTCAAGGCGGGGGCTGCTTCCGCGCCCGCCCCTGCTCGGGCTCCGGCTGCAGCAGCGAAGCCCCCGGCGGCGTCATCTGCGCCCGCTCCCGCCCCGGCAGCTGCAAAGCCAGCAGCGGGCAAGAAAGCCCCTTGGGACGAATAAGGAGCAGCTGTGGCGCAGATACCCAGGCACTTGGTTGACCTTGAGCAGCGCATCTATGATGCGTATAGCAAAAAGGAAAGTGGCGAGCTCATGCTCACTCGCATCGGTGCCTCGGGTATCGGTGAGGATTGCGTGCGGGCCATCTGGTACGACTGGCGGGGCAGCAGCCTCAGCTCGTTTGACGGGCGCTTGCTGCGCTTGTTCAAGACCGGCTACATACAGGAAGACCGCGTAGTTCAAGACCTGAAAGACGCGGGGCTTCAGGTGTGGGAGGTTGACCCGGAAACGGGCAAGCAGTGGACGTACACGGCCGCAGACGGGCACTTCGTGGCGAAGTTGGACGGCGTGGTGAAGGGGGTACCGGGGGCTGAAAAGACCCCCCACACCCTCGAGATCAAGTCGTCCAACGTCAAGGGGTTCAAAGAGTTGCAGACGCACGGGGTTCAGAAAGCCAAGCCGCAGCACTACGCGCAGATGCAAGCCGGGTTGTGGTTAACGGGGCTTGACCGCGCCCTGTACGTCGCCGTGTGCAAAGACGACGAGCGCTTCTACATCGAGCGTGTTGCCAAAGACGACGCCGCGATAGCTGACATTCAGCGTAAATTGGAGCAGCTGACTACCAACATGATGCCCCCGCCGCGAATCGCCGAATCACAAGACGATTGGCGGTGCCGTTTCTGTGACAACAAGGCTGTGTGTTGGCGGCAAGAGAAGCCCCTTCAGAACTGCAGAACTTGCCAGTGGGCTAGCACCACCAGCAACGGCGAGTGGTACTGCGGGCGGTTCAAGGAAGCGCTGACGTACAAAAAGCAACACGAAGGATGTGACCTGTGGGACCCGTACTGAAAACCTTCATCGGGGTTGACCCCGGACTCAGCGGTGCGGTGGCTTTCCTGGAGCCCGACTCCTACACCGTGGTCGACATACCGACCATGGCCAAGGGGTCTGGCACCGTGAAAAACGAGATCGATGCCCAGGGGCTGTACAAGCTGCTGAACCGAGGGGTGAAACACCCCCCGGTGGCCGCTCTCGAGCGCGTCAACGCGATGCCGGGGCAAGGCGTGGCCAGCGTGTTCAGCTTGGGCGACTCGTTCGGGGCGTGCCGGTCTACGCTGGCCTGCGCCAGCATCCCCACTACCTACGTGACCCCCGCCGAATGGAAGCGGCACTTCAAGCTGACCAGCAACAAGGAAGAAGCCCGTGCCTTGGCAATCAAGATGTTCCCCAACGCGGAGCTGCATCTAAAGAAACACATAGACCGCGCCGAAGCTTTGCTTATCGCGGCTTACCTCAGGAGTAAATATGACACGACCCTTTGATCCCGAGTCTAGCGCGAAAGCTAGAGAGAAGTCAGAGCTGCAGCGCGAGCACTACATACGCAAGCACGCTGACGATGACTACTGGGTTGACCTGGCTAAAGACGCCGGAGTCACGCTGCCAATGTACTACGTCCGCCCGTCAGACGCCGCCGTCAAATCGCTGCTTCGCAAGCTGCGCGTGGACTGGACGGCTTATGTCGAGTCGTACGGATGGGAGACTACAGAAGACTTTGAACGCTTGAACCCCCGCTACAGTATGCGTGCGTTGTCAGGGCTCATTCTAGAGCTGTGGAGCGAGCGCAGGCGTATGCAAGAGGCGTGCCTTGCCGCCGCCGGGGCACGGGGCGTGCAGACGGGCTCCGCGCCGGTCAAAGAGCACCGCTACCCACGTGGGGTAGCCAAAGTCAAACGAAAGCCTCTAGTCGTCGCCCAATCAAACGAGTCCGTTTGATAGTTAAATACAATAACGTAACGAACTTCTAACCCGCTATAATCGTTTCACTATGATCGCTTACCACATCATCAAGTCCATACGTGACGGTAACCACGTCCGCCGCTGGCACACGCGTCGCGTGCACCACCAAGAAACCGTAGGCGAGCACACCGCCAACGTCATGGCTATCGTGTTTGCACTTTGCCATACCAAACCGCCGTCCTCGCATCTAATGTCTGCGGTGCTCATGCACGACACCGCCGAGCAGTGGACGGGTGACGTGCCGGCCACGGCGAAGTGGGACTCGCCTGAGCTGCGCGGGGCACTTGAGGAGCTTGAGGACCGCAAGATGCTTGAGAACTTCTTGGTGTTCCCCGACTTGACTGAGAAAGAGCGTCTAGTGCTTAAGTGGGCCGACATGCTCGATCTGTGCTACTACTGCTTGGACGAGCTACGGCTGGGCAACGCCAACATGGCTGAGGTGTTTGACAAAGGCGTTGCCTACTTGCACCAACTTTCCCCGCTGGCCGTGGGGCTTCAACTGCTTGACAGCTTAGAAAAGGAGCGCAATCGTGTATGATCTTGAACGTGGTCTGAACGGCATCTGCCGCGCAGACATTGAAGGGCTAATCAAAGCCGAGCGAAGTTACGGCACTAGCTGGCGTAACCGAGGCGGGGTGGGCGCATTTATGATGCTTGCCCGTAAGTGGGACAGACTTGAGAATCAGTGCAAAAAACATGGCTGGGATGTGTTTACCGCGATTGGAACCGATACGCGGCCCGAAGGCCTCATTGACGATATTCGCGACCTTCGTCGGTACCTTCTACTTGTTGAAGAGCACGCCGCCAAAGCCGTCCCACAGTTGGATAAAGAAGGCGAAGCAACGTCGTCTTACGTTGATCAGGATAGGTAGTCAAATGCCCTCACAATTCACAATCGAACTGAATGTCCCCGACAGCCGACGCGAGCCCACGCTGGTTGAGGTGACCGGAGACATGAACACCGACACTTGGCAAGACAACCTTATGCGGGGTGTAGCCGAGGTGGTCTCTATGATGGAGCAGATGAAGGGTGGTGATTTTGTAGCCCAGTACATAGGTAAACGACAATGAGACCAGCACCCTACAACACCGGAAAAGTGCTCATCGGTTCTTGCTACGAACCGCCCAAGAAGCCCGCCTACTTGTCTCTAGACGAAGAGCGGCTTCAACTCGCGTTGCTAGGCTTGGGCCGCAACGGCAAAGTACGCGCCGGAGTAGCCCTGTACGCGCTGGGGCTACTAGGCGCGGCAGCGCTGTTGTTGAAGCTGTAAGAAAAAACCCCCGCACGCGGCGGGGGCAAACTCCGTCAGGCAACTGAGAAGTCAGGACGGAGACGAGGAGAACTCTTGCATTTGCTGATCAAGCGACTGCATCAAAGCTCCGCTGATCTTTTCTGGGCTGGGCCGGGAGGCCGCAGGGCGGCGACGCCCCGCACCGGGGTACATTCCGAATGCGGGCCTGGACGCGGCCTCTAGGTCTTCCGGCGTGATAGGCTTCTCGGGTATCAGAGCGTCCGCTACCCGTCGGTTTCTATACGCATCGGCCAAGCCCAGCGCGGCCGGAGCCCCGATCGCTAGCGGAAAGCCGACCGGCGCAGTCGGGGGGAACATGCTCATAGCAGACCCTAGAGCTCCCAGACCCGACAAGCCCACGCCGAGTGGGTCCCCGCGCCGTTGGCGTTCTACGCCCTCGGCCACGTTGGCCCCAACGCCGAACCCACCCAGTGCCCCCGAAACCACGGGCGAGCGCATAACAGCGCCTGCCCCGCTCCGTACAGCTTGCCCCATCTGCTGTAGTGCGCCCGGAGGCTTCGGTTGAGCAGCGGCCGTAGCTGCCGCCGCCTTGCTAGCTTCGGCGGCTTGCATTTCTGCGGCCGTCTTCGGGTTGATGATGATACCGCCCTCGGTAATCTTGCCGCCGACAAAACCCGGCTCGCCGGATCGGCCGATCGCCGCTTGCATCTGCTTGGCCAAGTCCAAGTCCGCCTTGCCCATCTGAGCCCCTGGCAACGCGACGTCGCTCAAACTCTTGACCCACTTCTCTCCGCCGTACCGGGGCGCAAAAGGAGCCTGCGCTGCGGGCTGCGCGGCAGCTTGCGCTGCGGCTAGATCTCGAACTGCGGCGGGAAGCTGCTGCACCGCAGACGCCGTACGCCCTACGCCGCTAGCCAAAGAACCTGCGGTGCCCGCACCAAGTCCGATTCCGGCCCCGCCCAGCCCAGCCAAAACGTCTTGTTCGGGTGAAAAAGCGTAAGGCAACTTCTGCCCGGCAGACAGCCTCATTTTGTCTTCCAGCTCTTTCAACGCAGCGGCGTCACGATCTTCTGCATCAGCTTCTGGTTGAGCTTCGGTGTCCAGCGGATAGACTTTGTCAATCGCTGCCAAGTACTTCAGAGTCTCGTTTGGAATAACCGACGGGTCTTTGGACTTCAAGTACTCTTGCACTTTCCCAGGGCCTGCGTTGTACGCTACAGAGGCTTGAAACTTGTTGCCCCCGAAAGCGTCCATCTGCTCTTTCAAGTACCGAACCCCGCCCATGATGTTTTCATCGACGTTGTTCGGGTTTACCTTCAAACCCTTGGCGGTTTCGGGCATCAGTTGCATGACCCCGATGGCCCCGTCCGGAGATACCGCCTTTGGGTTGAACCGGCTTTCGTTGTACGCGATAGCCAGCGCAAAGTCTGGGTCAAGCCCTACCGCCTCAGCAGCTTTGATCACTTTGCTTGCGATCAGTAACTGCTCGTTGGGAAGTTTGGAGATGTCCATGACGGTAGGCCTTACTGAAGTCCGCGTCTGCGAAGTTCTTCTTGGATAGAACTGGAATTCAAACCGCCAGACCGAGTCGGTTTTGCTTGCTCTGGCAGATTGAAGGTCTTACGAATCCAAGTGTCGTACTGGCGTTTCAAACTCTTGTACTCATCGCTACGTTCAAAGTCATCAAGGTTCTTGCCAGTTTTCTTACGGTACTCGTAGAAGGCGTCGGCTGCGTCACGCTGAAGCTCTGCTCGCTTTTTAGTGAGCATTATTCGCTTCATGATAACCGTAGGGTCATCGCCGATGCCGCCGATACCTCTACGAATGATCTCGCGTTCGCCTTCAGTTAGAGCGCCGAGCCCGCGCTGCGTTTGCGCAAGGCGGAGCTCCAAGTTGGCGTACTCTTGCGCCGCCATCATAGCGTCGTTCAGCGCTTGTTGGCTGATGCCGGGGTTGGCCTTGACGATAGCTTCTTCAAGTCCGCCCAACTTGATAGAGCCGCTCTGCGTCTGAATACCTTTGTTGACCAACGTAGCTAGCGCAGTGCCTACGCCGGGCTTGGCCAGCGGACCGAAGGCTTCAGGCGAGCGGGAGACGAAAGCTATGATGCGATCAGCCGAGTCAATCGTGGCCGTAGCTTCGGACTTGGCATCCAAAAACTCCCGGGCTTTCTTGGTCAGCGCCTTGGCCTCTTCAGTTGCAGCCGCTTCTTCGGCCTGCTGCCGAACCTTAGCCTGCTGAACTGAAGGGGCGCCAGGGGCGCCAGAAACGCTAGGAGGCGCTGCCGCAGCGGCACCTCCCACAGGTGCAGGGGCCGCGCCCGTGGGCGCTGCCGGAGCGGTGGCCTCGGGCGGACGCACGCCGAACTTGACGCGGTTGTACACCGCATCGATCGCGCTCGCGTCGCCCTTCTCTCTAGCTTGGCGCAAGCGAATGAGGTCTTCCGTAGACCCCATGAGTACTTCGCCGCCTTTTTCGGGGAAACGAATCTCGACGTCGGCTTGTCCCGGAGGAATCACTGGAGTTACTTTGCCCGTAGCCACATCAACCATGTAGCCCGGCTGTGTCTTGATAGACTCAAGTCTCAGCTTGTACTCAGTCTCAAGCGCTTTGCCTATATCCGGATCGATCAGCATCATATTGCGGATGATCGTAGGATTGACGTCTACTCCTCTAATCTGCAGCGTAGGCGCAGCGCCTGCTTCGCCTTGCGCCGGTGCGCCCGACTGGGCCGGGGTTGCTGCGGCTGCGGGTGCTCCCAAGCCACCCAACTGCCTCATCGCTGCTGCCCGACGTGCGCTGTCCAACCCGGCGCGCTCCATCTGCAAACGCATCATGGCTACTTCGGCGGCGTCTTTGTCCATTGCGGACTGCGCCGCTGAGTACGCCTTGGCCCCCCGGCCGATAGCTTCTCCAAAAGAGCCTGTGCGCCCAGGGTCTAGCAGCTCACCCGCCAACGCGAGCATAGCCGGGTTGAAACGCGGACCCTCGGTCCTGCGCTTCAGCATCTCAGCCAGTTTTGTTTCAGCCTCTCTAGCTGAAGTGAGCTTTCGTTTGTACTCTTCGTCTTCACCCAGCAAGGGTGTAAGATCTTGAACTGACTGAAGAGGAGTTGCCATACGTCAATCTCCCCCTTTACCTAGAGAGCCTATCCAGCCGCCAAAGTCTTTCAGCGCCCCCATTATGCCAGACGCTGCGCTGGTACCCCCTTGTCCTGACGCAAACAAGGTTCCCAAACCGACCGCTTGTTGCAGCGGAGACGAAGAGTACGCGCCGGGGATAGGGCCGTAGGCTTCTTCAGAAACAGTACTAGGTACTTTGAGGTTGGAGAAGATGTTTGCCGCGCCCGTAGCCGAAGTGATGGGGGCCAAAATCTTGGCTTGCTCAAGTTTCTGCTGTTCAGACCCGAGCTTGTACAGCTGCTCAAGCTCTCGCAGCCCGGCTTCTTGCTCCGCAGTTGCCAAGCCGCGCTGGGTGTCTGCGGTTTGCCGCATCAAGCCCGCTTGGTCAAGAGCCGCCCGCAGCGCCTCCGAATACCCCTTTTGCAGCGCCCCGGTTTGCTGCCCAGTCAGATTGGCTTGCACGTCGGCGCCCAACTGCCCTAGCGCGCTCGCATAGCGTTGCCCGCCCAACGCTCCGCTGCCTACAAACCCCGCTTGCAGCGAAGGCAACAAGTTGCGCTGCATGCTCTGTTGAGACAACCGAGCCATCTCGTCAACCACGGACGAGGTGTACGGGTTCATGAAGCCCTGAATGGCCTCAGGCGTGGCGCCTTGCGCTGCTTGCACCGCTGTATTTTGTGCGGCCTGTAGCTCAGGTTTGTAGCTAGTGAGCGTGGCTGGAGCCTGCGTGAATGCTTGTTGCTGCAGCGGAGAAAAGCCCGCAACCAGCTGCTCAGGAGTCTGCGCTACAACCCCCGACCCCGCCTTGGCCAAGTCCTGCAGGTACGTCGTGTACCAGTCAGGACCCGTAGTGACGATGTCTTTGGTTGTCTTTATACTAGGTAGCGGGTCACCCTGCAGGATGCTCATTTGAGGCCTTTCAAGTATTCAAGCGGAGATTTCGCCTTGGGCGGGATCGACTTGTGGTTGTCGGTCCGTTTGTGTTTGCGAATGCGCGCTCTAAACTCATCCAAGATTTCAGCCCCTCGTTTGTTGGAGCCGTCTCCTAGCGCTGATACAATCTCTGCGTCAAAAACGTACTCACCGTCCGCCAGCATGGCCGGGATGAGATCGTCTTGACCGCCGCCTGCCCCTTGCACATAGTGTGACCCTTTGTGCTTCGCTTCGCCGCCGGATGCTGCCATCAGGGGCGACGCCATTATTTTAGCGTGCAAATCCTCAGTCTGGGCCAACCCTCCGGCCTTGAACCCGGGAGGGGCAAACGATGGTGCAACTTCAGCCCCGTACGAGTAGTAAGGCGAGGCCTGCGGCTCGGCCGGAGGTTGATCCAACCCCGACGCCTGTCGAAGCGCGGATATTGCCTGTGCTTCTTGCCCGGCTTGGGTAAACTGGGGCAGCAGGTACGCAAACATAGCCATGGGGTCAAACCCTTTTCTGAAAGTTCCACCCAGCCAAGTCTCCTCTGGAGATGTGGGTTTGTGCGGATATGCCGGTTCGGCCGCTGCAATAACCTGCCCTTGCCCGGCCGTACGCGGTGGCGGGGGCGGTGGCGGGGGCGGTGGCGGGG